CATTAAACTCGCTCTCTGTTCTGTTAAAGAACAGCGGATCCGCCCCTCGGCTAAAATCCCTACATTTTGATCACGTTTTTAAGTGTGTGATACCACTTCATTGCAAATATGTGCATGCACCTATCGACGTATGCCAATCTTTGCTCTTCGGTTATGTCAGCGTACCTTACGCTGCGTAATGCCCATACCTGCATGCAGTTGCTGTAGACCCGACCCCAGGCTGGCACTACACCCCGCGTGTCCCTTGAAACGTTGATTTTGTTCAAAAGGATACGTTCAAATGTAGCCGGCGGCACAAGTTCCTCAGCATGTGCCAACAAGGCCATCGCGCGCATTGGTTGGTGATACGTTGCGGCACGCTTGATTACATAAGCCGGAGCTAACTTTCCCACTCTATTTGCTAGTTCCAAAATTGCACCCCACCTATCGCCATACTGATGTGCACCTACCAACACCCCGCTTGCTGGCACTGCAACCCCCAAAGCTAGCGCCTTAAGTATGATCGCAGCTGAGTCAATGTCGTAAAAATATCTAGGTGATTCTGCTTTCAACGCTGCTTCCACAATTTGTTCGGCTATATCATACGCCTTACTACACGTATCATACTCTTTGCTGGTGTACTCTGCAATTTGATTATTGCGGCTACGAAAATCATCATAGTACCCCACCAACCATGGCTCTTTCTCCAGTGCTGCACGGTTGTCAGTGTTGTGCCTGATTCCTGTCCCTTTCTTTAGGAGCATGCTCTCGATGTAAATGCGATCGGTGGGTGCAGTTTCGGGCCCCCAGGTCAACAGAATCTGCTTCTGGGATGCACGGCCAGTTTTCCGGTGCAACATGTTGAGGTATTCCCACTCTACACCACCTGCCTCGACGCGCTTGCTGCGTGCCTTGGTCTCTGGCCTCGCACCCTGTGCGTCAATGATTTCATCATGGTCATCAAAGACGCCAGGTACGTTAGTGCACAGCGTAGTTTTTCCCTCACCGCTCGGTATTCCAACGGCAAGCCTGAAACCCATCCCTGTGATGTTCTCACGCATCTCTGGGTTCACTCGATTCATATTAAGGATGTGTGAACCTACGCGCTCCTTCAACTCCCTGTCGCGGTAATCTTTATCCACCCTCACCATGTCCTCACCCCATGCAGCACGTTGTATGTCTTGTTTCACGTCGTCCATGTTTTGTGCCATCATGCCTGCCGGGATCAGTCTCGCTGCAGCATGGCGAGCTAATCGATCACCATTAGGCAATATTGATGTGATGGGGTGTGACAATTCAGGCCAACTCAAATTAATGGTCGATTCACGCGTATTACCCAGGTATGGCCTGACTCCGAAACCTCCTGATGACACTGAGGAATGCAATACATTCCATGATGCTGTTACACTACCTCTTCCTTCAGGGCCAGGATATGGCACAGTGCCGTAATACACCGCCAACGCTTCCCGCATTCTCTCACTTTTCTCCCTATCAGCCCCACGGTTAATAAGATTGTCTATTGCTGCCATCGTCCCACCAGTATACGCTAGCCCGCTACTGGTTGATGGGGCTTGCATATCGGATGACACGAATGAAGAGATGCTGCGATTGAGACTGTTCCTCACACTCCCATCACGCATGTAGAATACTCTCAACAACTCACTGACTTCACTGTCAATTAACTGTTTGCTCGCATTTAATTCGTGGTTTTGCCAAGTTAATAATGCAGCCAGGCGCAAACATTCAATTCCTGTATCACACGTCTTTTCTGAATCATCACCACAAACATGGTAGTATGAGTCAACATACGTGCCATACACTTCAACGTGTGCGATCCTTGCAATTTCGAAATACACGTAGTTCATCGTAGTATTTCCGAATTGTGTAGTACGCCAACCTGACCACAGGCCTTGCCTCTGCCTGACGTATGTAATTCCTGTCGTCCCCGGTGGTGTCCAACCCATCCACGCATTGTCATAAGCTTTTGCGCACCACAGTGCAACTTCTCCCAAGAAATCAGCTCTAGACTGTGGCTTGCCGTCCCTTTGCCACCAGACCTGCATTTGCATGAATCCGTTATTCTTACATGCATAGTGCAATTGCATCGCCATGTCTTTAAAATGCACGTATCGGTGTGTGTAATTGAAGTCAGCATAATCAGAACACAGGGGATGCTTACCCGCCATCATGCGTTTGCGCCTCTCCTGGTTAAAGTAGTTTTCCATTGTCGCACTTCGTTCTAGTACTATCTGCAGCCTCGACGAGAAAACTTTTTCTTCAATTGCGCCATACAGTATAACTTCCATTATGTTGTGTGGTATCTCAGATGGCAAAAGGGCTCTCTCTTTCCCAGGCTCTATCTTCTGTATCATCACTCCTCGCATTTCGGGGGTGCTCTCTAATATCTTGACTAGTCTGCCTTGTTCTAACCCAGCCATCCATGTCCTTTTGGAAATCGTTCCCACTTCGTCTCGTATCTCTCTAGAGTACTTGCCTGCCGATCCTGAACTGCCTTCAGTCAAAAAAGCAGCCGCCCACAAGTCAAAAGTGTATAGTGGGTCTTTCTCCAATTGAACAATTGCATCATGCACAATGTGACTTATCACATGTGACACTTGCTTGTCAAAGGATTGCTCACTGCTATCATACGGTCCTGTAGCCGTTGAATGCTTGCCCGGAATGTCGTGCTCCCTTTTGTCCAAAGTTCCTTGGTCTCTCGTGGCAATGTGGTCAGCCCTACCGAACAACAAATGCAGGTAAGTCCAGTCCACCCATGATTCTCCCTGTGCGACGTTATCTTTGTGGTATATCATCTGCGTAGCACGGCATTTCGTATGCACTTCTTTGAGACATGACATGGCCTTTTTGGAACCGTTCACCAGCACTCCATTATCGTACACCCACCTCATAATACTATCCCTGATTCCAGGTGTGTACACTACGGTGTGCAATATCCACGAAGCAGCGGCTTGCCATGAAAGACCTTTCATATTGTGGAACAACTCCGCATACTTTTTACTACGCACCACAACCCCATCTACTTCGTAGATAATCGTTTGTGCGCACGCTGTGTATGTCAAACGCTCCCTAGACACAGCATCCTCATCAATTACCGGGTAAAGTTTTTCTAGTATGTCGGCAACTTCCCCACGCTCTGCACGCAACACGTGGGTAATCAGATTACTTATCATTTCCCGTGCCACATTCTCGTCTATTGGTTTCCCCTCTATAACTTTATCCGTGTAGTGCCAAGTGCCATACATAACTTCAGTGCTCCCTTCTTCCCTGACCAAGTGATCGGTTACTATAGCTCGGTATTTTTGTGCATCATGCACAACTTCTAGGTTCTCTATCCAACTGGGTACCAGGCCAGCATGGTTGACAGCGAACCACCCACGCATATTCTCCACACACTGAGCAGTCATCCACGGTTTCACTCCTCCTTGTATGGTTTTTATCTGATTGAGCGCTATCCCTTTTAGTACATCATACATCTCAGACGTAAACAATTTGCGGTTCCGGAACATATATGGCGTCGTCACCTTTTTCCCCATATTGTCTAACAGTTGTCTCTTCTTACAATGGTCTAATTCAAGAAAAAACATTTCTGGCTCCCGACAAAATGTGAATACATCCTGGTTTTTCTTGACAACGCCACGAAAAAATCTTCCACCATCCAGGTTACACCATCTCCCAACCAGTCCAAAACTCTCATTGCTATCTAGTTCATACGACATGAATTTGTCTTGCCAGACATCAAAAGTCTTATTTTTCTTGTTGTAATTGTAGTCGTCATCAGATGTCGCCAGAGCATTGTAACTACCAATGGGTTCGCGTGTTTCCTGAGGTTGTTTTTCTTGGAACATTTGAGGTATATTTAAAGATTGTACCGTTTTCCGTATGTAATGCAAAAATATCCCTTCACAATTGAATTTCACTTACTTGGCTGGTGACACTAGTTACTGGCAGGTCCGCGGGGACGTCCTTGAAAGGCCCTGTGATGCCTGTCCTGCGCCTGGAATGTACGGCTATTAAATCCTCAGCACGGTCAAATGCCCTCCTCAAAACTTCCATGTTTGTATCGCCTACATTGTGGAAGAATGAGATAGGGTAGTGCAACCTCTGCACGTATGGATGGCTGAGGAAGAAGCCCCCTCCTGCTATTACATTAGCACGCTGATCACGTGGCGTCGTGTGTGGTTGGTAGTCACGCGGTAAAACTGACACTGTAACGGGCGTCCTAATACCATTGCCTTGGCACCACAAGTTATTCGCGCTTATTCTAGTTTGTGGCGCCATCGGGGTATCCGCGCGATCTATGTCAGCAAATCGCCTGGACAAAGCCAGTACACGGTACCGCGTTCCGTCCAGTGCAAGGGAAGCCGCCACCGTATTCCCAAACCCTTCATATCTTGTGTCATGTCGCGGTATGAAAGGCGCCATTTTAACTTCACGGTAGTAATGCACCCTGTCAGGGATATGTACTGGGATAATGCCTGTATTCACGACCTGCAGCACGCCACTGATGTGCGCCGTATTGCGGCTGTCTTGGTCCGTGAACTCCACGCTTTTCATGTGTGCGCTTGCAAAATATGAAATAGGGTCGATGACTCCAAGCGGACCAACTGGGAATAGAACGCTGTAGTGCATGTGGTGCCAATTCAATGCTCCACCCACGTCATACGATCTCGACCTCTCACGACCAGGTTCTTTGACCGCTAAGGTTATGTCTACGGGAATAGCAAGCCCAACACTTGCGAACACGCGTCGAAATGCCACTAGTACGGCCGCATCGTCCATGGCCCCGGCAGCCTTCAGTGCACTGGCAATCGATGGGTTGCGTGTCGACAGGAACCGCCGCCAATCAGGGGTAGCTACAATAGAACTGCGCACCCCACTTGGCGTGCCAGCAACGTATTGCGACACCAGAGGGTGGTTCGTAAGCAATAACGTATTGTTGAAAGATTCTGGCATCGAGAAAAGAGTACGACACTCCAGAATCTTATCAGTGGGTTCCACCGTTAAAGATGTTAGCCCTCTTGCTACCGCGCACTCCTGCTGTACCCTAAATATCGTATAGCTCAGTTCCGTGGCACTTACTGCACCATATTGCAAGTCAGTGCGCCTCAGCCTTGCATTGAGTGCAGGGGAACAAGTGGACGCAATTCCTACCTTGCTACCAAAAAATTCACCTGTCAAGCCTATTTTCCGGACCGCATCATCATGTGCAAAAGTCATGCATTGGGCGTAATCCACCATCCACCGCACAGTCGCTGACATACATGTTGCCTCCCTGTACCTGTCAGCATACAAGCTGCGCTTAGTGTCGTATGTGCTAGTGGGATTAAGCACCATTTCTTTAATAGCCACGAAGCCTGTAGGAACTGACCTGCGTGTTTGGTTGACTGATGCTAACACTAAAGGGTGTGACAATTCCTGGCGTATATGCACTCCAACATCAACGTGGAACCCATCCATGCGACCAGCACCCCGACCACAGAGTGTATCTGCAACTGCGATGGTATACGCAGCACCAGCCGGCTGTGTCGGAATCCATCTGGACTGCCACGTCGGGAACACTGCATCATCACAGATCCTGTCTGCATCATCCATCCATTCTATTAAGTTGACCTGACCCTGATAATCAAGGCCTCGAACACGCCTGGCAATCGCAGTGTTCCTCCATGCATCAACTGTTTGCACAGCAGGACCCTGTAGTGAGACATCCATAGCCCAAGAATACCACGTCAAATCCGCAAGGAAACCGTGCCTGGTCCCGACTGGTGCTGGCACCCCATCCCATCCATTGGCTGCCCTGTGATCGTCAACACCGCCTCCCAGACCATTGAAAGCGCGTAACAATTCTTCATTTTGATCGTCTTCTAAAGGAAATGCAGTGCCCCCACGATCCGGCGCGCCAACGTTGCCACTAGCAACAAGCAACGCCGCAATGGCTTGTGTTGTAGCAGGTGGGACTACGGCAGGTGGCATGCGCGTAGCTGGGTCAATTGTGCTCAAATCCGCCCGCGGTGGGAAAATTAAAGCCGTCCCACAAGCCACCCCATTCACTAAAGTGGCCGCCGGGATCAGTCTGCGGGGCTGCGCGGCCACAGGAGCCACCACACCTGCACCTGCGAGTAGTGCATTGTTCCCCGCTTCATCCATAAGTACGATGGTAGAGCCCATACGCACAATTCTTCTTACCAGATTCGTGTACAACCGCACTTCATCTGGAACCATTTGGGCATCAAAACGCTCAGATGGGAAACAAGGCAAATTGAACGCTAATGGGGAATAAACATTGTGCGCCAGAGCTGCAAATGTAGACACGGCTTCTTCCCACATTTGGTCAGCCCCAGTGATCCTCAGCAAAAGTCTGATTGCAGCACGCACTGCACTACGGTTGGCATAAAGACGTCGCATCCCCGTTCCAGGATTCAACACTCCATTAGGCAGTGCCGCCGCGGGCAGTACCTGACCATTGATAACGGGGTTCTCGCACATCCCGCTTAAGGTCATTGCCGTCAATGTAATGTCTACAGCCTGCAGATCATAGTGTGCATCCCCCCTCCTAGGGTTTTGCACTGGCACTGCCATTACTTGGGGTTGCAATGCCGCCGCTGGTGCAGCAACTGCCGCGGGCAGGTTAACAATGTCTCTCACCAAGGCGTTGCCTGCATTGTCATTGAAAAGTGCGCCATCGGCAATATCACCATCCAGAGGTAAGAAGACCAGAGGCGTGGATTCTTCAAACATCCTGCACATTATGGGATTTACGCCTGTAGGGTGGCCCACAAAATCAATACCCAAGTGTTTCTGGTGTATGTTGCCGAGTATAGCCATGCCCTGCAATATGTCCAACGGCTCCATCCTCATGTCCCTCAGTGCAAACGGCAAATAATTCTCGTTGCCGGTCTGCACTACTGTGCTAGTAGTCACTGCCCATTGTGTGGCGCGTCCTGCAATCGGTACGGCTGCGTTGAAACCCGTCACAATGTCTTCGCTGTCAAAGTTGAGTGACGTTACAACAACAGGGTTGGCGGTGTTCCGTGCCCTAACCCCGTTCGCAGAAGTCAGGACACTATCACGCGGCATAATGAAGCTGCGGTTAGCAGTTCTCACTACATCCTGCCCTCTCAACATGTCCTGCTCCGCAATATATGCCAAAGCGGCCAATCTCTCGAAAATAGGCGCATATGATGCCCCTTTCACGTCGCTGAAAGCACGAACTGTCGACGCAAAAATCTTCAAGGGACCTTCTGATTTCTTTTTTGCAAAGGCTAGCCTAGTGGCGAGTGGCTTAAGAGTTTCCATTTCCAAAATCGCTTCACCGCTCGGGGCAAGATCTGCTCCATAGCTCAAGCTGTGTTCAGACCGCGCGCCCTGCAAATCCATGACTGTGTGGACAGGGATGGCGCGATTATTAACTGACAACGCATCAGTTACCCAAATTACCTTGGCCGAATGTTTCACTGACACGTCCCGCTGGTCATTGCCCCGTATCGTTGTTGAGATGTAATCGGCGAGCGGGATAGGCCTCGGGGCTGCGGGTGCCTCCAAATCGAAAAGATCAGCAGATGCAACCTCAATCTTCGCCAACAACTTTTCATCAACGTTGACACTGGAGTAAAAACGAGTAGTACGGTACAGTGCGCGCAAATCCTTAAGTTGCGTCGGACCACTGCACCCCGGGAAAAACGACAACGAAACATGATTCGCTGGGTCATCCTGACTGACTCTTGCCCAGTATACTGGCGTTCTGCTATCACTCCCGGACCATGGCAAGTCCAAAGTATGGATGTCTTGCTCGTCCTGTTCATACATTGACCCCACAATCTGGTACCACAGGGTCGCGACACAACCTCTGGCATCCTGCCTTTTGTTCGGACGCGCTGTTGAAATAATGGAACCGCTGCCATACAACTGCGCAGCCAGACCTTGGCGTTCTGGCTCTTCAACCACAGTAATATCCCGTTCTTTACGCGGGGCAACAGTAGCTACATCGTCAGGGGGGCGCTGAACAGGTGAGAGTCTGGCTTCTTCATCACTCTCTCTCTGGATGATAGTGTGAAGTGTTCTCACCTCATCATCAGATAATCTTCCAGCAACTGTTGACCCCACGATAGCTGCAACAACCTGATTGGCCCCTGCACTAGGTCGCACGGCCAGTTTTTGTCCAAATGCCCTAACCGTACCGCTAGAAACATCGCTATCCGTTTCAACGGGCATGATACGAATATTGGTCCGTTTCGGTCGAAGTTTACCCTTATCGCTCCTTGTTCCAACATTAGGAGCCGGATCTCTTCCCGTGGCTTTCTCCTTACGGACAAAGCCTCTCTTGCTGGCCTCTCGGGCAATAAAATCCTCGAAATCACGTTTCCGTTGTTTCTCTCTCTCCTCCAGCTTTTTTCCTATCCATGCACCCGCACAAGCAACAAGGGACACTGCTGCTATGCTGCCTATGGTGACGGCGGCAATCTTCAGGTTGCGCCGACCACGTACGCCAAAAATGTTGCCATTCAAGGCGTGCATCATCCGTTGTGCCAAGAGTGTATTTTCCTTAAAACCCCACGAGGCAAACCATCCTGAACCAAGCCTGAGCTGGCGCATCCAGCATACCCACACAATGAGGAGCTGTTCCTCCGTGGCTCCACTGGCCTCCAAGCCCATCGCCTCCACCTTCCCATCCCTGTCCATATACTTGAACAGGTCACGCAATACGGCCATGATGGCCTGCGTTTCGCTGGCACGTGCCAGTCGCCTTGTGCTCATGAGAGCCGGTGTTGAGGTGGTAGGCAGCAAGCCTACTTTGTTGAGGGGCGCTGAATTGCGCCTTGCCCATTTAGCTCCCAAGACTGGGATGCAAGGCTGGGCAGCCTTGAAATCAATCGCCGCTCTAATGGCGGCTCGCTCCTCCTCCCTTCTTTTGACCGCCTGGAGGTGAGCGGTGTGTCGCGCGAGCGCGCGCTCTGCACGGCCTTTCAGCCATGCCGCACGCCCGGCGACGAATCTTTGTTCGCGCGCAGCGCGATATTCACGAGCCTTCTGCTCGCGGGCCGCTTCACGAACGCGGTATTCGTCCCGTCGTGCCTGACGGGCAAGGTATGCAGCCTTGTTGGCCGCCTGCCTCTCCATCCACATTTTGTGGGACGCAGCTCGGCGGGCTGCGAATTCATCCTGTCTGGCCTGCCAGACGGCTTTGTGCTCAACGTCGGTCAAGCGGTGGTGCCTCTTCTGGGCGCAGGGGGAATGAATATTTTTAGGCCGTGTGGTAGCCCAAACCCCGCATTTGCAGCGGTTTCCCGCCGGCGTGGCTGCGGCACCAGCGCCTATGTACAATGTTTCAAAATTATGTGTGTGCATTTTGACTTTAGAAAACGCCAGAGCCTTGTAACTACCAAGGGGTTCACGTAAGATGTGGGGGGTGGGTTGAGTAACAGGCGCTCCTAGTGCAAACGTTCACTCGTAATAACCCGCGTAACCAGGTTAAAACTTCTCCTAAAATCAGCGGCCTTGTCAGACAAGGTGGTTCCACTAACAATAGGTGTCGAGAAAGAATGTCTATTGAACTACCAGTTAAGGAGTCAAAAGCATGTATGACCGCCTGGGCACAGGCGTGACTGTTCCTAACCATAAGATGAAGCTTCGCAGTCGATACACTCGGTCACAGTAGCTTTTTTGCATACCCACACTCTTTTGAAGTGTGG